GTACTATTGATGAATCTACAGTTGATAGTTCAGTATTCAACACGCGTAAATTCTTATTTAATAATTTTAATTCTTCAAAAATATCTTCTAATACTGCCATTGATTAACTCCTCCTTAAAATTGGTTAGCTAGACGAATCATTAACTTGATACGTTCTTCTATTTCTCTAGGGTCATCACTTTGTTCATTTAATCTTGCTAACAATTCAAATTGTTCTTCTAATATCTCTTTCTTACGTTCGACTACACTTAAATGCAATTGCGATTCAATAACACGCCAGATACCCCAACTTTCCATTTCAATCTTTCCTTTTTTCTTAAGTTTTGAAAGAGTGGATTTTGCATGTGTTTTAGATATCCCAAAAGTTTCAACAACATCATCAGAATTGAAATTGTCATATGTTGCAAAATGTGATAGTATTTTTTGTTGTAAGGTCATATTAATAACTCCTTATATAATTATTTAAGACAATTGCTCATCTTGCACTGTTACTTGCTCCAACAAGTAGCAGTTTCTTTATTCTTCATAAAAGTATTCCTTATAAAATATGAATGTTGCGATACTTGCGAATCCCGCAATTGACCATGCTGTAGTGAAGTATAGAAACGGCATAAGCACAATCGCTAAGACTGTGAAGCACAGTACTGCTAATAGGTAGCTTTTATATGTGTCGCTCATTTAATATCCTCCTAATACCATTTTTTATGCTTTCTGATCAAATACTCTTCTAATTTAGAAATATTAATCAATGTTCCCGTTGCTGAATAATCAATGTATAAATTTTCTACACCTAAATTATCTTCACGGTAATATTTCAACCAGTTGTATACTGTACTTCTACATACTCCAAACAATTGATGGATTTGTGTAGGTGTTGCGTATAACTTTTTCACAAATTTTTCTTCGCCTCGATATGTGTTTTCTGGTGTTGGTGGTATTATGATTTTTGGCATCTCTATCACTCCTTTAGATAAATGTTAAAGTTTGTTATTATTCGCCCTGTATTGAAGTTCTCTATCTAATGCATAGAGAACTTTGTTTATTTCTAAGTAGCTGTAATCACTTTTTTTAATAAGCTCTAATATTTCCGCTCCTAAGTTACGTTCCTTTTCCGTTAAATAGGATGAAGAAGCATCAGCTTTGCTAGAAACTTGTGGGACGCCTATACGCAATCCTTCTGATCTTGTGTTCATTTGTTTATGCTCCTTTCGTGTATAATGTTGTTATCAACCTAAGGAGGTGATAACATGCCCTTGATATCTGATGAATTTGATACACTTACTAAAGACCAACAATATATCTTGTCCGTACTCTACAAAGATTATTTAGAATGTGTAAAGTTAGGTTCGGTTAAATTAACCTGCAATAATTTTGGAAGTGCTAAAGATATACATACAAAGTATTTTCAAAAACTACATTTCGAAGATGTAAAATACGATTTAAATAAACTTAAAAACTCTGGGTTCCTAAACGGCGTGTATGCTAGTAACACTATTTATCATGTAACAATTTCAGACAAGACTGTTGTTTACTTTGAAAATGAGTTTAAAAACAATTTAAAAAGTATCATTGATAGCATTTCTAAAATTGCTTCAATAATTCCTGGTCTCTAGTTGGGTTTATAACTTCCCAATCATTTGCCATGAGGTCATCGGCTGAAGGTTGCCAATATCTGATAAGGTTTGTCCCATCGCTATTTGAAATGATGCATTGTAAAAAACTATCATTTGTTGGTAATATCTTAGTTCGATGACTTTCTTTCCAATCTTTCCGTGTCATAGAGACAAGATTTTTTGTAGCTATCTTAGTTGCTTCTTGAATGTTCATTTGTTATTCCTCCTTTTAAGATGTTTATGATCCTTTCTGCTATACTCCTGTTATGGAGGTGATAGGATGAAACTTAATCACGATTGCGTTAGACTCTTGCTCTTAGAAATAGAATCTAATAAGAAAATAGGTGAACCACTTACTCGACATAATTTCAACGATAATATTATTTTTGATAAATATGATTTTGAAACAGTAATGTACTCACTTTTAAAATTAGAAGAAGCTAAATTTATTTGTTGCGATCTGAAATTCATCGAAGGCAGGGTCGTTTCTTGGATTATTGATGACATCACTTGGTCTGGCCATGAATTTCTCGATAATATTAGAGACAATAAAACTTGGAACGAAGTTAAAAGAGTCGTTAACAAAACATCCAGTATGTCTCTTAATCTTATGGGGAAATTAGCTTTTCAATATCTTTCTCAAAAATTCAATCTAACTTAAATTCATAACCATCAACCAAGGCATATAAGTTATTATTTACGTATGGTATTTCTTCAATGGTGTTGTTGATGAAATGAGATCGGACCATCAGTTCATATCCGTCATTAATTTGAATATCTAATGGTCGCCTATTACCTTCTTCGTCATAGTAGTAATAGATGACTTTTTTGTTTTGAGCTTGCATTTGTCGTTCCTCCTTTAAGTTGTTTTGTTATATAATTTAGTTATCTCCCAGTGGAAGGAGGTGAAATTTATGGATTTAGAGAAAATTGCTCACGATATTACAATCTCGCTATTACCTAGAGCTCTAGATAGACATAAGATTCATAACGAATGGCAAGAAGTCGGTGATGACGTAATTGCATTCGCTAAAGATAGCGTTGCTCGTGACTATTTCAGCATTTACTCTTCTGTGTTATTGGGATTACAAGAAGAAGAAAAAAGCAGAAAAGATTTAGGATTGTAAGGCAATAGCGCACTTGATTACTTGCACTAATTAAGTGCGCTTATTTAATTAGATATTTCTTACCTTCTCTATCCGAGACCACTTTATATTTTTTTAATTTGCTTTCTTTCACTTTTAACCATTGATTTCCATGCCACACGTCAATTAAGTTTTCGTGTTTTTTATTGAATAGCCTTCTTAGTAGTTTCATTTGTAGTTCCTCCTTCATTCGAAATCATCGATAGTTAATTCTGAAACTCTCTTTTCATAGATATATAAATAATAGTTTTTGATATCTCTATAAATTTTTGCTGCTAGGTTGTATTCACTTTCACTCAAGTCTGAATTAAGTGTCACTCCAAAAATTGATAATGTTAATTTTCTAATATGGTCATGAACATCTTGTACATAAGCTTTTTGATGAATTGATTCGAAGCCATGCTGATACTTTTTTAGCGGAATCGGATGATTGAGCTTCCTCAATCTTCCTAGCGACAAATCTTTTGCGAAATTGAGTTTTTTATTGATTCTTCTAAATCGTCATTATTGATTCTTACTTTACTGAAAATTGCACCTGAGCTGATTGGTTTCTCGCCTTTTATAGCATTTCTAACTTCTTTCGCTATAATTTCTTTCAACTCTTCTTTGGTTAACGTTATTTGTTCCATAGTGTCCTCCTTATTTTTATTTAGTTGTCACTTTCGAAACTTAAAGTTTAAAAAAAATCATCAACTTTAACATTTAAATGATCTGCTAATTTTTTAGCTTCTGAAGTTGTAAAATCTCTGCCATTAATTCGATTTATCTTTATACTCAATAAACTTCTACTCATTCCGATTGCTTTAGCAACTTCTTTTTGGTTAGTTCCTTTAAGTGCAATCAAGCTTTTTATTTTTAAGTATGGTTTATCTGCTACACTAGTTGTCATTGAACCCCCTCCTTTTGTTTCGTTTGTAACAACTTGATTTAAGAATACATCATAAAAGTTTCGATGTCAACAACTTTTGCAATAATATTTTCCTTGCGTTTCGTTTTCGAAACTTTTATAATGAAATTATCTTATATAAGGAGGGTTTCGTATGGGTATTGGTGAAGGTTTAAAGAAGCTAAGAAAAAATAAAAATATGACTATGGAACAATTAGCAACTGATCTTAATAATAAATATCCCGACTTAATGAAATTAACGAAAGGCAAGATATCAAAATGGGAAAATGAAAAGGAAGAACCTCGATTATCAACTGCCAAAATTTTGGCTGAGTACTTCAATGTGAAGATTAATGATTTGTATAGTGAATCAAATACTACATACAAAGACGATAACGACATCACTTCCATATACAACAAACTCACACCTCCCCGCCAAGAAAACGTACTTAACTATGCAAATGAACAATTGGAAGAACAGAATAAAGTCACTTCTATAGATGGATATAAAGAGTCTAAACTAGTATCGTATATTGCATGTGGTGCAACTGGTGCTGGCATAGGAGAAGAATTATATGATGACATATTGCATGAAGAAGTATTTTTTAAAGAAGACGAAACGCCATCAAATGCTGATTTTTGTATTTTAGTTAATGGTGATTCAATGGAACCTATGTTAAAACAAGGAACATACGCTTTTATTAAGAAAGAAGATTCTATTAAAGATGGTACAATTGCACTCGTTGTATTAGATGGAGTAAGTCTTATCAAGCGTGTAGATATATGCGAAGACTATATTAATTTGGTATCTCTAAATCCGAAGTATGATGATATCAAAGTCGCTTCGTTTAGTAATATTAAAGTAATGGGCAAAGTTGTATTGTGATTAATAGCGCCTATATGGCACTTTAATATAAAAGACGTCTATTTCAGCAGTGTTTGAAAGGAAGTTTATAATGAAAATAACTAATTGCAAAATAAAAAAAGAAACTATAGTATATGAAGTTTTAACTAGTGGTAATCAACCATTCACTTATGAGTTACCTAAAGATTTATCGTCACATAATGCGCGTAAATACTTGGAATTTATTTCACAAAAATTAGATGGCGATAAGTTAACCAAAGAAGATTCATTATGATTTTACTAAACAAAAAACGCCTACAAGTGTAGACGTTGAATGGTGGTGAGAATTTTATGGCGGATAAAAACAAAAAACAAGAAGCTACTCGTAGTAACCCAATAAACAAAAGTTTTGAAAAGCCGGGTGCCAGCGAAAACTTAAAAAGCACTTTATCAGAAAAAGCTAAGAAAAAAGATTAATATTCATTCATTAAATATAAATCCAATTTAATTTGTTGTTTAAGGTCTACAAGTGTATGTTTAATATACAATTCATCGTTTGACGGTAAATCAGATACTTTGAAATCTTGTCGCTCAACCTCTAGTAAATCGAAATCGCTACCAGCTGAATTATAGGTTTTAAGTTCACCCTCTTCAATGATTCTGTTTTCAAAGTCTTTAATAACTATAAATACTGGTTTACCGTTGTTATTAAACAACTTGTCTCTTTTGTCTAATAAGCTTATACAATCCAAATTCATAAACTTTCTTGTTTCATTAATTAACCAGATAATGAATTTAACAATTAAAGGATTAAATACAAGCACTGTTAAAACAAAAATAATTAGAAACCAAATATTTGCTTTTAGACCTGTAAGCAACTGAAGTAAACTCAAATTTTTTAAATCAACATTATTAAAAATTATAAAAGTATAAAACCATATCAAACATGTTTCAATAGAAAAAATCAATAATACAGGAGTATTGATAATCTTGTTTTTTTCACTAACTAAACCTATCATTGTTAGATATTTATATGGTATGTAACCTAAAACTCCTGTAAGAAGAAGCGCCCCTAGAAATTGAGTCATCTTATCACCTACTTTTTATTTTATTATAACATATTTAGTACCTAGTACTAAATTTTGGGTAGCCCGCCTACCCTTATTATTTTTTGCCAATTTTGAGGAGGGAACGCATGAAAACACGTTGTTACGATGGTAAAAAATGGCAATATGAATTTAAGCATGAAGGAAAAAGATACCGTAAGAAAGGTTTTAGAACAAAGCGTGAAGCTAATTCTGCTGGACTAGACAAGTTAAATGAGTTAAGAAGTGGTTTTAATATAGATAACTATATAACTCTTGCAGAATACTTCGAAAATTGGATTAAAACATATAAACAACCTGTTGTTAAAGAAAATACCTACCGTCATTATAGAAATGCATTACAACATATACAAAAACATAAAATAGGTAAAATGGAGTTATCAAAGATAAATAGACAAGTTTATCAGAAATTCATAAACGACTATTCAAAAGAACACGCAAAAGAAACTATAAGAAAAACAAACGGTGCTATTCGGTCAGCTTTAGATGACGCATTATATGATGGACTTATTTTTAAAAACCCCGCTTATAAAGTTAATTATAAAGCCGGAAAACCTACGAAGTCAGAACAAGAAAAATTCATCTCGGTAACTGAATATGAAATACTAAAAGATCACGTCAGAAAGAAGAGAACTCGTTCATCATTAGCGCTATTCATAATGATTTGTACGGGTTGTCGTGTCAGTGGTGCAAGAAATATAAAGATTGAGCATATCAACCAAGTGAAAAACACTATATTTATTGACGAGCGAAAAACCGATACTTCCCCTAGATATATCAGTATCGCTAAATCTGATATGAAACACATTATGGACGTCATAAGTACATTTGCAATTAGCTATGATGGTTACATTTTCAAAGAAGCCGGATCTATAATTAACCTTCAGGCTATCAATAATGCTTTGAAATCAGCCTGTAGAGTCAATAATATACCAATTATTACATCGCACGCATTAAGACACACTCATTGTTCTTATTTACTAGCAAAAGGTGTATCTATACATTACATTTCTAAAAGATTAGGTCATAAAAATATAGCAATAACTACATCCGTGTATTCTCATTTGTTAGAAGAAAAATTTAATGAAGAGGACAAAAAAACAACTAAAATTTTAGAAAGTATGTAATTTAGGGACCCATTAGGGACTCCAAACCCAATAAATACTGTTGTTACAAGGTTTCTATGTATCCAAACTGGGGGCAATATAAACGCGCTGATTTAATCGGACAATCTTCTTATATTAAAAATAATGATGTCGTAATATTCAATGAAGCATTTGATAATGGTGCATCAGACAAATTATTAAGTAATGTGAAAAAAGAATATCCTTATCAAACACCTGTACTCGGCCGTTCTCAATCAGGGTGGGACAAAACTGAAGGTAGCTACTCATCAACTGTTGCAGAAGATGGTGGCGTAGCGATTGTAAGTAAATATCCTATTAAAGAAAAAATCCAGCATGTTTTCAAAAGCGGTTGTGGATTCGATAATGATAGCAACAAAGGCTTTGTTTATACAAAAATAGAGAAAAATGGTAAGAACGTTCACGTTATCGGTACACATACACAATCTGAAGATTCACGTTGTGGTGCTGGACATGATCGAAAAATTAGAGCTGAACAAATGAAAGAAATCCGTGACTTTGTTAAAAAGAAAAATATCCCTAAAGATGAAACGGTATATATAGGTGGTGACCTTAATGTTAATAAAGGCACTCCAGAGTTCAAAGATATGCTTAAAAACTTGAATTTAAATGATGTTCTATATGCAGGTCATAATAGCACATGGGACCCTCAATCAAATTCAATTGCGAAATATAATTACCCTAATGGTAAACCAGAACATTTAGACTATATATTTACAGATAAAGATCATAAACAACCAAAACAATTAGTCAATGAAGTTGTGACTGAAAAACCTAAGCCATGGGATGTATATGCGTTCCCATATTACTACGTTTACAATGATTTTTCAGATCATTATCCAATCAAAGCCTATAGTAAATAGTGCTCAACTAACTAATAACTCGCTTCGTTCTAAAAGGTCGAAGCGAGTTATATTGTTAAAATTTGAATTGACTTACATTTTAATAAAATCATCTTAACAATTTTAATTTTTCATTAATACAAGTCTTTACTCTACACTCAAACAAGATTCATACACTGCACATCATAATAAATCTATCTATTCAAATATAAATAAAAGTTACCTACTACATTCTATGTAGCAGGCAACTTTTATTACTTATTTCTTTTCATTATCATTAAGCACTTTTACAAACTTCACATTATGTGTCTTCCAATCAACTTCATATAATGCTGATAATTTTTCTTCTTTTTTATCTACATGGTTTTCACCAGACCAATAGCCCCAGAAACCATGACGATTCCAATCTATTTTAAACTCATCCATTGATCTTTTATAATGAACAACAAATTTTGATTTACCTTCATCTTTTTTATCATGTGACATAACAGCTAAAAATTCTGGATTAAACCCTTCAGAAACAGTTACAGGCATCTTATTCTTAGGAGTAAAATTATCTTTCGCCCATAAATTTCCATTTCGTGTTAAAGAAAAGATTTCACTTTTAGTTCTATTATCACTATCATTAGTTAATTGTCTCGTATGGTCATGTCCCATATTATTTATCAAATGTGCTTCTACTTTCCAACCTACACCTTTATGTGACGTAGATTGATCAAGTAATGTACGATACGATGGTTGTTGATAACTAATCGTCTCTGAATAATTACTCTCTTTTGTAATATTTCCAGTTAACCCTCCACGATTAATCGAAAAATCTCCACCTGTTTTATAACCATACGTATATTTAACTTCTCTTGATTCATCCTGATTTTTTGGTGCAAAGTCAGTCACATTTGTATTGTTGTTGTCATCAACATTTTGAATTGAAACTGAATAAGATCCAGGCCATCTTAATGTACTATTCCAATAACCATTTGGGTCTAGAATTCTTAAACCACTACCTATTGTTCCTTTCGCTTTAATAAATACTGTTTCTTTATCATAATTAGGTTCAGTTAAGAAGTTAAATTGTAAGCTTTGAGTAATATTTTTTTGACTATCACTTGTTGTAGCTGTACGTGTATACATTTTAGTATCACCATCAAGATTCTTCTCAGAAACAGCTTTAATTTCAGAATTAATTTTTGCATAAGAAGTAGCTGGTAATACAGTGAAAGTAGTCGATAGTGCTAACGTACAAATTGTGATATTTTTATATAGTTGTTTAATCATTTGTAATCCTTCCCTTCGATTTTATCCTTCTCTAAATGATTTATTATCAGAGTATTTATCAACGACTTTAACTGTTTTATTTTTCCAATCAACTTCATAAGTGACAATTAATCTTTGACCTTCTTTATTTTTTTCTAAAATTGGAGGTGCATAATGTATTCCAGGTCTGTTTTTCAAAATATCTTGATTTCGTGTGTATGTTACTTCAAATTGCGTTTTCTCATTTGACTTTTCATTAGATAAATAAGTTAAAAATTCTGGATTAAAGCCACTTCTTACTAATGCTGGGTATCTATATTTTGAAGCAAAGCTTAGTTCAGGGTTTTCAACAGTAGCAATTCTCGTATTTCTATAGAATAATAATTCATCATTTCTATTTTTCACTTCTCCACCATACTTCAAGTCATTCGCAATAACTGACCAGTGTACATGCCAGTTATTATTTTTACCGCTGGCAATTGTGTCATAATTTTGCTGATTATAACTAATCGTTTTGGAGTAGCTATTTGATGAAGTTCGTCCAATACCTTTCGTTGAATCGAATTTACCACCTGAGCTATATGAAAATGTACTGTCTACTTTCGCAGTTGAAATTTTATTTTTCGGCAATTGGTCTAATATTTCAGTTTTAGGATTTCTTTTTACTTGAAAATCTACATGGTACTCACTTGGATACTTTAACCAATTTGAATTTTTTTCTTCTTTATGAGATTCAAACTTTAAATTTGAATGAATTGAGCCTTGTTTTTTAACAAGTAATACATTCTTGTCATAAGTTGGATCATCGATAAAGTCGAATTGTAAATTTTGGAGTATATTTGTTTTCTCATCATATACTGTTTCAGTTCGTTTTGTGATTTTACCGTTTTTCCCAATATCATCCGGTGCTGTTGAATTTTTATCTTTATTAGTAACATTACGTTTGTCTTTTTGTTGAGACTTATCAACATGTTCTTTCTTATTTTGGTCTTGAGAGTCTTTATGAGCTGAATTTGCTTGAGTCGTTGCTGCTGATAACAATAAAATTGCACATGATAATGATGACGCTATTAAAACACGTTTTTTATTTTTCATTGTTATAACCTTCTTTCGTATGATTGATATTTGTTGATATGTATCGACATGTGAATAATATCACAAAAACAGAGAATATATATTTAACTATTTATTAAATGATTTTGTTAATATTATTAAATACTTTATCCTCTTTAAAAATAATGTGTGTACAAAGTCATTAATTTAGCAAATATTTTTATTTAGTAGTTAATAACCATCGATTTGAAATTTATATATAATTATTAGCTAAATAATATCCTGCATCTTTCTGATACAATTTACTATAAAATTGAGCATACCCGATATCAGTGTTAATAAGATCGTTGATACTAGACAGTTAATTTCATAGAACGAAATCAAATAACACACTACTTTCTGCATTTTAAATTATGTTTAAGAATAAAAATTATGTTTATATAAATATATATACTACTTTGAAAGGTGTGAGCTTAATGACAACTTTTAGTGAAAAAGAAAAAATTCAATTACTAGCAGATATTGTTGAACTACAAACTGAAAATAATAATGAAATAGACGTTTGTAATTATTTAACAGATTTATTCGACAAGTATGATATTAAATCTGAAATTTTGAAAGTTAATGAACACCGCGCCAATATCGTTGCAGAAATCGGTAACGGCTCACCTATACTCGCATTGAGTGGTCATATGGATGTTGTTGATGCAGGAAATCAAGATAATTGGACTTATCCCCCTTTTCAACTCACAGAAAAAGCTGGCAAATTATACGGTCGAGGCACAACGGATATGAAAGGCGGTCTGATGGCTTTGGTCATCACACTCATTGAATTAAAAGAACAAAATCAATTGCCTCAAGGAACGATAAGATTACTAGCTACTGCTGGCGAAGAGAAAGAACAAGAAGGTGCCAAATTATTGGCTGATAAAGGCTATTTAGACGATGTAGATGGCTTAATTATTGCTGAACCAACTGGATCTGGAATT